TGAAGAGGGTTCCCGAGGGGACGGGGTCGGGGGTCCCCAGAAGGTCGATGAGCTTCTCCTCGAGAGCTTCGACTCTCTCCTCGAGGGACTTGAGGTCTTCGGATTTCGCCATCTACTTCTCCTCGGGCAGTGACCGGACCGCCTTCGCTTCGGCCGTCCGGAGTTCCTTCAGTTGCTTCGGCAGGGCCCCCTTACGCTCCAGGGCCTCAACCGCTTCCTCGAGCCGCTTCCGCCACCCGGCGAGCGCCGCGTGCGCCTCTCGGCACCCCGCTCCCGCCACCTCGACGCACCTCTCCTCGTACCGCGCGTTCGCCCAGGCCCACCCGTTCGCGGACGTGAGGACCCTCTCCTCCGACGTCGCGCAGCCGGCTGCCAGGAAGGCCAGCACGGCGAGCGAAAAGGTGAGGGGGCGACCGGGGAGGTGGGACCGGCCGCCCCCTCGGGGGGGGAGAGAACCCGGCGCCTCGGGTGACAGCCCGACGAACCGGGGGAGGAGACCCAGGGAGCGCCTCACCGGCCCCTCCGCCAACGACCGATGGTCGTCGGGAGGTAGCGGGGTCGCGCCGTCTTCTTCTTCTCTTCGGCGCGGATCTTCTCGAACATCAGGTGACGCTCGGTCAGGTCGTGCACCGGGATCTTTTGTTCCTCAACCCGGGCGACCACACGCTCGCGCAGCGTCGGCTCCGGGCCCCTCGAGCGATCCACGTACTCGGTGGCGTACCGCCCTGCGTCGCACCCGTGGTTGTTCACGTCGACGGGGGTCTCCTTGATGGGCTTGCCGTCGGGCGCCCTCGGCCAGGCGTAAACCTCGAGCTCGTCCACCGTGCAGGTGGGGAGGTGCCGCCCCGCGAGGTCCGCGTCCCGCTCCGCGATCGAGCCCTCGACGAAGAACATCCGGGGCTTCCCGTCCCCGGCGACCCGGAGGCGCGCCTGGACCTTCTGGATGCCGGCCCCGATCTCCTTGATCGCCGCCCGCGTCCGCACTCCCCGGCGGTAGACCGTCGCCCGATCCTCGAGGTCGTGGTCCGCCACGATCGCCTCGAGGACCATGTCCCCAGGACCCTCTTCCCCCGGAAGGCGGAGCTTCTCGGACTTCAGGAGAGCCTTGATGTCCTCCGCGACGTCCTCCGCGAGGCGCTGCGTGCGGTAGAGCTCGCGGACGAGGTACATCCGCCCGTCCCCGTCGATCCCCCAGACCTGGAAGACCGAGGGGTTCGTGAATCCCCAGTCGATGCTCCCGATCCATCGGACGATCTTCGGGAGGCGAGCCCGGGCGATCACGTGCACCGCACGGTCGAACGCGTCGTAGACAGTGCCCTCGGCCGCCACCCATCGACCGTCACGCAGGCGATCCCGCCGGACGCCAGAGAGGGCGTCGAGCGTCAGCATCGTGAACGCCCCCTGCTCGGTCATCTCCCCCTGCTCGTCGTACAGGGTCGGGTTGTCCTCGTGGCGGGAGTGCAGGACCCGCAGGGAGTCCCGGTGGAGGATCCAGTGGCTCGGGGGGCCGGGGTTGCAGTCCCCGAAAATCATCGGGGTCCTCGACTTCGCCCCGCGGCCAGTACAGCGGGTCGTCAGGACTTCCCAGTCCTCGAGCGTGAACTCCTCGGCCTGGTTCGGGTAGATCCAGTCCCGCTCGCCCGAGAGAACCTTCCCGGGGCGGTCCATCCCGCCCACGTAGGCCCGGGCCCCATTGCCGTACTGGTAGAACTCCGGGGGCTCCCCCCCGAACTTGTCCACCCCGCCGCGAATCTTGATGATCCGCTCGTAGGTCTCGAGGACGGTCCCCGTCATGTCCGCCCGGACCTTCCGCAAGATCGCTGCGCGAGAGCCCGGGGTCGATCGGAGGAGGCTGTCGAGCCTCCAGAGGGCGGCCCAGGTCTTCCCGGTCTCCGCAGGGCCCGCGAGGATCCACTCGTGCTGCGTGATGCTCTGCGCCTCGAGGGCCGCTCCCCGGAACGTCGGGACCCACGCACGCTTCCGCTTCCGGAGCTCCTGCTCCGCGGCGACCGCCAGGCGGAGCCCCTCAGTCCTCGCCGGCTGCGTCGAGCTTTCTGCGGAGAGCATTCAGTTCCTCGTCGGTCATCGCCTCGAGGTCGAAGGAGCGGACCGCCTCCGGGATGAGCGGCTTCCCGCCCTTCCCCGTCAGCTCGGTCCTCTCCGCCCACTCGGGCCGGTGCTTCGCCAGTGCCTTGTGGAGGGTCCTCTCGAACTGGACCGCTTCCTGGGCCACCCGCTCGCCCTCGAAGTAGATCCCCTTCGTCATCTTCCCGAGTGCGAGGTTCATGG